AGTTGAAATAGAGCTTTCTATTTCTTCCTGGATTGGGGCGGCACCTTCGACGCCTTTGCGTTCGAAGGTCCGGGCTTTCGCCGCGAGTGCTTCGCATTGGGTGTAGATCGCTTGGGCTGCTTTGTCTTGCCAGGATCTGTAGGCGCGCTCAAGCTCTTCTTGATTCGTTCCTCGATCTGCTGCTGCGTTGTTAGCAGGCGCTCTTCGCGGGCGATTTCCTCGATACATTCTGTGTAGGTTCCGTGTATTGACACGGGCCTGGCTTCTACCCTATAAATTTGTCCGCCAAACACTGCGTCAACTTTGACATCTCTTTTGTTGTCATGAACTATAGGGTAGTGCTGGTTGCTAATAGCAGTATTGATGTTTTGCGCAGCTACCTCTATATCAGAGATGGACATCTTCATAATGCTTGAAAAAGCATTGAGGATGACAAGTTTATCTTCTTGTGGCCAAGCATTCGTTGTTTTGAAGTACTCGTCCATGGTTAATCTGACTGGTGTTGTCAACCCCGACAGCTCAATCTGTCTTTGAGCCCAATCTGATAGGATTGGTGTAAGGGGATCAGTCACAAGATAACCAATGGCCTTGTTGTACATTGCTTGCTCAAGGCTTACTTGGGTGTTTGCTGACAGGTGCAGCTTGGGTAGAAATCTCCTCGGGTCCTGGAATGAGTCTGAAGATGTTAAAGGGTCAATGAAGACTCGTCCAAGGTATGTCATCATAGAATGTTTAGTCCTGGCTTGGATTTCTATGGTTAACCCGAGCTCCTTAGCCACTGCCACTAGGGCATTCTCTAAGTTTGGAATGTTACGGTGAATACCATCATCACCGTAATAGAGGCCAAGGTTTCGCCAGGCAGTATCGACCGCCTGATTGAGAGACCTGAGTGCTGCATAACACACAAACGCGTTTATAATGGTATTGGCTTCCGTTGTGATTGGTGAGCCAGAACGCGTACCCCAACCAGGATCATATCTGAATCCAGATTGGGTGGTGGCTTTTCTCGCAAAGATGGAGTCGAACAACTTGGACAGGTTTTCTGTATCACCAGTGTTACCAAAGTACCGCATATACGATGGTTTTACAACTCTCATCTGTAAAAATTCCGAAATTGTACCGTCGAAACGTGAGTAATCTGTTTCGATGAAACCGTTGATGGCCACGGGGGCCAGTGCCTCAACAGTTTCTTTGCAATTTAGAGCTGGCCCGAACCATGCCTGTGGCTTACATATGTACTCTTTAAAAGCATACGTATAAGCGCTTAGCAACACTGTGGTTGAAGCATGCATGGTGGTGATGTTCCTCGGGTCAGACAATGCTGATGGTTCAGCTTTGCAGAAGGTTTTGAGCCTGTTGTGCGCGAGTTGGCAGGTCAACACCCC